GTTACAAACTAATGGGTAAACAAAATGATACTTTAAGAGATTTGGGTAGAAGAGAACTTGTTTTTTCTGATAACAAGATTACTCAAGTTCTACCTGACTTCTTCAAGACAGAGTATCCAAAACTAATCACACTTCTTGAAGAGTATTACAAGTTTGAGGATGATGACGATGCTCCTTCTCGTCTCGCAGATGACTTGTTTTATTCCCGTGATATCACACAGACTGATTTAGACCTTCTCTCATATATTGAAGATGAACTTCTGTTGGGTCAGTCATACTTTGAAGGGTTTACTGATAAACGTGCTGCTGCAAAATATTCTAGCACATTATATCGTTCAAAGGGAACAAAGTATTCTATTCAACAGTTCTTTCGAACCTTCTTTGGTGTTGACCCAGATATTATTTACACAAAAGAACAAGTATTCAAGGTGGGAGAAACTGACTCTAAGATTGGGTTAGAATCACAGAAGTTCTTGACAGATGATAAATTGTTTCAGACATTTGCAATTCAGGTAAAGTCTGACATCTCATTTAACGAGTGGAGAGAACCATATAAATTATTCGTTCACCCTGCGGGTATGTTCATTGGTTCGGAGGTGCAGATTGTATCGAGTGTTACTGATGAATTGACTGCTCCTCTTGTTGTGCCTTCTGAAGCACCACCTATTGTGGTCGAGGCAACAGGATTATTTGACGATACAGGAGTAACAGATTTGACCTCTATTGTGGATGACCTAAATACAGATTCAGCAGGCGTATTCAGTCGCATCAATGCAGAATTGACAAATATGGAAGGGTTTGATTTACAAACTATCGAGACTATCAATAATCAATATTCATCGTTGCGTGAAGCGCAAATCGCATCTTCACCAACATTTGACGATTCAGATGAAGTTGGAACAAACGGTATGGACTTGTCAAACAACTTGTTCTTCGAGACTTTAGACCAAGACAAACACCAACATTTCAGTGCTGACTCTGACCAATACTTAAAAAGTTTCACTCTTTAACCGATAAACCTTATAAATAGTTAAAACAAACGGACTATAAAATGGCAAGACAAACATTAAACAGAGGCACTACAGCAAATGACGGAACGGGTGATACCCTCCGCACCGCTGCCCAGAAGATTAATGAGAATTTCCAAGAACTCTATCAGAGTATTGGTGGTGACTCTGCGGCTGCAATCGTAAGTCTATCAAATGTGGGTGTGGTCTTTGAAGGTCAGGTCGCAGACAGTCACGAAACATATATGGTCGCGGTAGAACCGACCACTGACAATTATGTGTATGTTCCTAACGATGGCGGGACACTTGTTCTTGACTCTTGCGCCCAGACTTTGACTAACAAGACTATTTTAAGTCCTTCGTTGACTACTCCTTCTATTAAAGACAATGACTCTAGTCATAGTTATAATGTTGTGGTTGGTAATTTATCTGCAAATCGTAATATCACTATTCCGTCACTGTCAACAAACGACACATTTGTGTTTGCAGATGCAACTCAGACTCTTAGTAACAAAACGATTAATGGGTTAAATGTTAACAATCCAGTAGTTGGTGGTATAGATGGTGGTTCAAAATTCTTTGATAGTTCAGATAACGAGTATTTACAATTCAACAAAACCTCAAATGCAGTCAATTTCATAACATTGACAAACTCTGCAACTAATACCGGCCCAACTATCGATGTTGATGGTGATGATACTAATGTTAGTCTTAATTTAAGTGCAAAGGGAACTGGTGGTATCACGTTTACAAATAAGATTGTATTTGAAAAGGGAACTGATGTAGCGTCCACCACTGCGGTCAACTTAAATCAACCTCTAACAGTGTTTAACTCTGGTAGTTTTATCAACCCTACTCTTGGTGATGGAACGATTCAGGCAGAGTCTAAATACTTCAGTAATATTGGAGCGGGTGAAGTTCATCTCACACCAGCGGGTGGTGCATCAAACATTCAGGGCGTAGATTCTGCTGCTGGATTTATTAAGTTTACTACAGGACAGGGGTGTCAACTAATATGGAATACAACAGCAAGTAAATGGTTTATTGTTGGAAACAACGGGACAACAACAGCGTAAGCGTAGGATAATAAAATGGCAATCGTAACAAACAGAATTAAAAAACAAGTCATATCAGATTTGTTGACAGATTTTGCTGATTCTTCTAGCAGATATTATGCAGCTATTGGTCGTTCAGAAGATTGGAATGACTCTGATGTTGCACCCACCGCTGTTAACAATCAGGTAGAAGATAGAAATTTCCGTCTTGGACTTCAATCGGTAAAAAATATTGTTGATACTTCTTTTGTTGTTCCTCGATATAACTGGTCATCGGGTGCAATTTATTCTGCATATGATGATAAACAAGCCGGGTATCCTACTCAAACATATTACGTTATGAATGACAATAACCAAATTTATATTTGTATTCAACAATCAAAAGATGCCTCTGGTAATGCACAGGTTTCTACAGTTCAACCAACAGGCGGCACAGACGGAACGCCATTTGATACCGCTGATGGTTATATCTGGAAGTTCCTATATTCTATCGGCGCGTTGGACGCTAACAAATTTATTTCTGCGAACTTTATTCCTATTAAATTAGTTGGAACAATTGACTCCGATTCCCCTTCTGCTGACATTGAACAAAAGACAGTTCAAAATAACGCAGTAGTTGGTCAGATTATTGGATATGCAATTGACTCTGGCGGCGCTGGATACTCTGGTGACCCAAACATCACAGTGAATGGAAATGGCACAAAAGCAAAAGCAGGCGCAACAGAGAATGGCGGTCAGGTAACTAAGGTAGAACTAATTGATAGTTCTGGTAATTATACATTTGGTTCAGGTTATGACTATGCAACCGTATCAGTTACGGGTGGTGGTTCACCGACCAAACCCGCAAAGATACGACCAATTTTAGCAACACCTCTTGGACTTGGTGGTGACCCTCGTGATGACCTTCGTTCCACCGCAGTCATGTTTAACAGTAAACCTAGTGGAACTGAAACTGGAGACTTCATTGTTGGTAACGATTTCCGTCAAGTAGGTCTTATCAGAAATATTCAAGATAGTTCTGGGTCTACTCTATTTACTGGGTCAACAGGTATTGCGTTAAAACAATTAAGACTTTCAAGTGTGACCACAGGGTTTACCGCAGACAATACTATTCAGGGTTCGACATCTAATGTCAAAGCACTTATTGATAAAGTTGATTCTTCGAATATTTGGTATCACCAAACAGCGGCGACAGGATTTGGTAACTTTGATTCAGGTGAGAACATCACTGAAACCGATGGTAATGGTGCAGGCGTATTGAATGCTTCTTTTGCTCCATACATAAATCCTGAAGTAGATACTCTAACGGGTGATGTTCTATATATTGATAATCGCGCATCAGTTACTCGCGCAACTGACCAAACAGAAGATATAAAAATCGTAATTCAAATTTAAGGTAATACCGATGCCAAGAACGTTTACAGAAAATGTATTTTCATCCACATACAAGGATGATTTTAAGGATAGTGATAACTATCACCGTATCCTGTTTAATAGTGGTCGGGCGCTACAGGCGAGAGAACTTACCCAATCACAAACAATTATTCAGGAAGAGATTGGTAGATTTGGTCGCAACATCTTTAAGGATGGTGCATCGGTAAATCCTGGCGGCCCCACAATCAATACGAATTATGAGTTTGTAAAACTAAACACAAGCACTAATGCATTACCAGCTGGCGCAAATGCGCTTGAAGCAGATGGTGGTTTGATTGGTGTAGAATTTACTGGTGAAAATTCTAATGTTGTCGCACGAGTTCTTGAGGTTGTCGAGGCAGAGGGTTCTGACCCTGCAACACTTTATGTTCAGTATGTTAATACTGCGAGTGGTGGTGAGAATCCTATTCGTTATTCTTCGGGTGAAAATATAGCAGGCGGCGGTGAGACTCTAACTGTCCAATCAACTAATACCACAGCAAACCCTGCTGTTGGTCGCGGTTGTCAAATTTCTAATTCATCTGGTGACTTTTTTGTTCGTGGTCATTTTGTATTTGCAAAAGCACAAAGTTTAATTCTATCGAAATACTCGCGACTACCTTCAAAAGTTATTGGTTTCAAAGTAACGGAAGATATTGTTACAACCAGTGATACAAATGAGTTGTTTGATAATCAGGGTGCGACACCAAACTTGTCCTCGCCTGGTGCTGACCGATACAGAATTCAACTTACTTTAACAACAAAAGACCAAGTTGCGAGTGATGAGAACTTTGTTTACTATTGTGATGTGGTCGAGGGTAATATCGTTGACCAAGTAAGCGGAACAGATGATTATAATAAAATTACCGAAGTATTAGCACAAAGAACTTCCGAAGAATCTGGTAATTATATCGTTACACCGTTTACGGTTGACTTCGATGATGCTGGAACAAACTTCATTGCAAATGTATCTTCTGGTGTTGCATACCTTAATGGATATCGCGTTGGTTCTGAAAAACCTACGAAGTTAACCATACCAAAACCTCGTGCAGAAATTGAACGCACAAATGAGGTTGTTGGTGTTAACTATGGTCAGTATTTTATATGTGATGTATTGGAAGGTAATCTCAATATAAACCAATTCCAAACTGTTGCACTTAAAGATGCAACAGGGTTTGGCGGCAACGGGCTCGGCACTGCAAGAGTTAGATATGTAGAAGAAGATGGGTCAAACTTCAAGATATACCTTTTCGATATTAACTTATTATTAGGTAAAGTTTTGCGTGATGTTAAATCATTCGGAACAGGCACAACTGATTTTGCACAACCACTTTTGGAAAATGGTAAGGCAGTAATTAAGGAATCGAACAAAGTAAATCTTGTATTCTCTACACCAGACCCTCGTCCTAAAAGTATTACTGATGTAGACTTTGAAGTTCAACGTGTGTTCACTGGAACTTCTGACGATGGAACAATTGTTCATCAAAGTAGTATACCAACTGATAATGCTAGTGGAACTGTTCAACTTACATTGTCTGCTACAGGTGAGACATTTGCTAATACGGGTCAATTCATTGTGACTGTTGACTCTAGTGGTGATGTCGTTTCGTCTCCAACCATTGGTGCTGCGGGAACTCAAAGCGTTAATGTTAGTGGTTTACCAATTGGTTCAGCTGTTACAGTTTATGCAAAAGTTAATAAAGCACAACCATCAGTTCGGACAAAGACATTGGTTGAAACCACAAAAACTTTTACTGGCATATCTGAAGATAGTAATGGAAGTAAATATATCGACCTTCATGAAACTGATATCTTTGAAATCATTTCAATTAAAGATACGGATTCAGATGGCGCAGACCAATCAAGTAAATACTATCTTGACAATGGTCAGAGAGCAGGGTTTTACGCAAATGGTCGTTTGGTTCTTAATGGTGGTGCAACTGCACCTGGCGCTTCTGATGATACCTTCATAAGATTCAAACACTTTACCCACGGTGCAGGCGACTTTTTCTCTGTGAACTCTTATACTGGTCAGGTTGATTATGAAGATATCCCGTCCTTCGCAACAGGCCCGCGAGAATCAGTAAACTTGCGTGACGTAATCGACTTCCGTTCTTCGGTTGACTCTGATGGATTGTTTGTTGGTGGTGATGCTGCGGTCAATGAGATGCCTACAAATGGTGATATCTTTCAAGGGGATGTAACATATTATATGCCTCGTGCTGATAAGATTGTGATTACCAAAGACGGAGAACTGAAAAATATTCAAGGTGAGAATGGATTTGGTTCACAGATTCCCGACACCCCCGAAAACACTTTAGGTCTCTTTGAGTTAGAATTGAATGCATATGGTCTGCATGATTCGGATATTGCAACAAATGTCCTTAAAGCAAAAAGATTCACCATGGCCGATATTGGCAAACTAGAAAAACGTGTCGATAAACTTGAAGAAGTTACCTCGTTGTCATTACTGGAAGTCGGAACTGATGCTCTGTTGGTTTTGGACTCTGCGGGTAATCCAAGAACTAAGTCTGGTTTCTTTGTTGATAATTTCGCTGACAGAACTTTCTCAGACGTTCAAAGTCCAGAGTATCGTGCGGGTATTGACCCATCAACAGAAACTTTATCGCCTCAAAAGGTTGAGAAAAATGTTACACTACGATATGACTCTGCTGCATCATCGAATACTATTCTGAAGGGTGATACTGTATATCTGAACTATCAAGATGTAGAGGCAATCACACAAACACAGGTATCAGGAACAGAGAATGTAAACCCATTTGCTGTTATTACAGGTGAAGGCGAACTTACACTTTCTCCTGCTTCTGATGAATGGATTGATACAGAATATCGTCCCGCAAATGTAATCAACAAAACTGCAACAGAAACTTTGGCAGCGGTTAATGAGGGTAATCTTGCGGTAGGAACTGCTGCGAGAAGAGGTCTCGTTGCATTTTGGTGGGGTCGTTTTTTCTGGATACCACTTCTTGGATTTGGTCTCATTCCTAATGCTGGTATTTGGAATGGATGGAACGGAGTTGCTAACTGGAATAGAAACGGTGTAGTTCAAGGTTCTGTTGTAAGAAGAGGCAGAAATATTGTTAGAAGTTTCTCGCAACGTATCGTTGTAGGCGAAAGAACTGTGAGAAAAGAAGTTGGTGACCGCACAGTTTCACTAACATTCTTACCTTTCATTCGTGCTCGTAAAATCTTCTTCCACGCAGAGGGTCTCCGTCCAAATACGCAATACTTTGCATTCTTTGATGGAACACCTGTTGCAGACTATGTTCGCACTGAGACATCATTCGAAAGATTTGCATCTTCAGCTAATGGTGGTTGGAAATATGGTGACCGACATAAGTTAGCAGCAGAACACCCTGAAGGTAAATCAACTCTCACATCTGACTTGAATGGTGCTATTCGAGGTTCTTTCTTCATCCCAGCTCGTGAGGATTTGAGATTTAAGGCAGGCGAAAGAGAATTCAAACTTCTTGATATTAGTGTAAATAATGATGCAAATGCATTATCAATTGCATCTGCAATTTATACTGCACAAGGAACATTGGATACAAGACAGAAGACTATTACATCTACTCGTATCACAACGGTAAGAACTCGTAGATGGACAGAAACTCAACGTGTTCGTGGACGCGACCCTCTCGCACAATCCTTCCGTGTGACAGAACCAGATGGTATATTTGTAACCAAAGTTCAAACTTATTTTAAGAGTAAGGATGATGTTATTCCTATTCGTTTGGAAATCCGTCCAATGGTAAATGGTCAACCATCTGCAACAGACATCATTGCAAATGCAGTGAAGTTTCTGACGCCAAGTTCAGAAGTGAGTCTCCCTGCATCACAGACACAGGCAGCGGTTGTTGCTGCACCTACAACGTTCACATTCGATGAACCAGTCTTCTTAAATCCAGATACGGAATATGCAATTGTTCTGTTGGCAGAGTCAACAAAATATGAAGCGTATGTTGGAGAGACCTATGCATTTGAATTAGGTTCAACTGAAAATCGTATCTCTCGTCAACCTTCTATGGGTTCATTGTTCAAATCACAAAACGGAACGACATGGGAGCCTGACCAGACTAAAGACCTTGCATTCAAAATCTTTAAGGCAGAGTTCTCTACTGCTGGTGGTTTTGCTGTATTTGAAAATGTCGATATGCCTAAACAACTTCTTAAAGAAAATCCATTCCATGTTGAGAGCGGTGATGCAACTATTACTGCAATGATTGATGGACATGGTTTCCAAGTTGGTGACGATATTCATATCGAAGGTATTGACAGTGCAGACACGGTTAATGGTATCAGTGGTGCAAATATTGTTGCCACAAGAGCTATCACTCACGCCGATGGTTATGGTATTAAATTTGAAGCAGGCGCTAATGCAACCTCATCAGGTCGTTTCGGTGGCACCAATGTTGCCGTTGACCAACAGATACAGTTTGATGAAGTTATTCCGATGTTCACTACACTGACCCCAGACAATACAAATCTGACATATAGTGCAAAGTTTACCACAGGTAAATCATGGGCGGGTTCAGAAACACGTTTCCAAAAAGATACAAGTTTTAATAGTGACATCGCAATACTTGACACAAATATATTTGATAGTCCAAAACTTATTGCTACTCCACAAAATGAAACTACAGAATTGGGTGCGGGGGTTCGTTCTACCACATTCAAGATTGATATGACAACAAATCGCGCCGATGTCTCACCAATCATCGATGCACAAAGAGCATCATTGATTTGTGTTGGAAACCAGATTGACAGACAAGCAAATAGCGCTTCATCAGGATTCAATGTTCCAATATCATATGTCACAGAAACCGAAGCATTTGGTGGTTCGTCTCTTGCGAAACATACCACTTCGGTTCAGACTCTTGCGGAAAGTGCTGTTGGTCTGAAAGTTCTACTTTCTGCACTAAGACCTTCAGCTGCTGATTTTGATGTATACTATAGGGTCGCAAGAGATGGAACAGACATCTTCCAAGAGGATTTTATACTTCAAGATAGAGAAACTGCGATTGCTCCAGATGGAGAAAACTTCCGTGAGTATCGATATCTGATTGGTAAACAGAATGGGGACATTGCTCCGTTCACTCAATATCAATTAAAAATTGTTATGACTTCAACAAACTCATCTCTAGTCCCAATCTTTAAGGACTTGAGAGTTATTGCAATGGCTGTATGATGAGTAATAAATATGTAATGGTTGATGGTTCTCCTAGTTATGTTCGTGATATGGAAACTGGCGGTATTATTAATATAAATAAAGAAGAAATCGAAGCGGCAAGAGAAGCAAAAAGAAAAAGAAAAAATAAGGAACAGGAGTTCCAAGACTTAAAGAATGAAGTTGGTGAAATAAAGGAACTCCTCAATAGACTGGTAGAGAAACTGTAATGGCAACAAATCCACCAACAATTACTAATATTACCGATACCTTCACCACACTGGTGACGAACTTAAATACCATATCATTGGATTTAGGTGCAACTGGACGGTTAAATACCAATCAGGATTCAAGCACTGTTGCTGCTATCAATGAGTTGGAACTTGCAATTCGTGGAACGTCTAATGATTTAGTCGCAACTGACTTATCAATGTTCACCGCAGACAACATCGTTTCTGCATTGGTTGAACTTGATGTAGACATTCACGGTGCGGGTGGAGGAACTGCATCTTCAGACTTGACAACTACTGCAAATGATGTCGTTTCTGCAATCAATGAAATTGATGCGTTACAGGGTAATGTCTCACTTACGACCACAGCAACGACTGTTACAGGTGCGATTGCAGAACATGATGCAGAACTGGGAACAATCACTGCGGGTGCGATGGGAACTACTGCCTCTACGGTAAGTGGTGCGATTGCAGAACTCGAAGTAGAGATTGATACTCTCAATACATTTGTTGAACCATCTCAATCACTCACAACAACTGCAACAACTCTTGCTGATGCGGTAAACGAACTCGATGCAGAGATTGGTAGTGCAACACTCACGACTACAGCACAGACACTCGCTGGCGCCATCAACGAACACGATACAGAGATTGGCGCAGCATCGCTTAATACTTCTGCGACTACTCTGCGTGGTGCAGTTAACGAATTACACACAGAATTGGGTGCAATACCAGATTCCGATGGCCAAAAGAACTTGGTTGCAAGTAAAGTTGGTGAGTCACTACGACTACTAGATAGTGCTTTAGGTGATTTGTCTACACTGACTTCCACTATAACAGACCATTCAACTATTGTCAAGGCAATTAATTCAAACAAAACACAGATTGACCTATTGGACTCTAGCGGGGTTGTGGTCAATCAAACTTTAGGTTCATTATCTAATTTAGATTCTGCATTTGTCGGAACAGAGAGAGACAATTTCGTAAACGCACTCAACGCATTAAGGGCAGATATACCACTAATCTATGATGAAAACGGCACACAGTTGAATTAATTGGAGTAACACATAATGACACTTTATGTTCCGTTAAAATTAAAAGACAGCGCGAACCTACAAGAATTCGAGACTGCCAGTGCGATAGCCAATCAAGACGAACTCTATTTGGCATATCAGGTAGGTCTTGCACTTTCCGAAGCAGATAGTAGTGAACCAGCCTCACTATCTCTCTTAGCTGATTTAAGCACAGATTCCGCATATTTTATTGGTGACTTAGTAAACACTGAATATGATTCAGCTATTGGAACTGGCGGAAGTGGTTCATTTTTGACTTTTAGTCAAACTGTTCAGTCGGTGTTTCAAAGAGATGGAACAGTATCTTTTACTGACAGTGACTATCGTATTCCTGTCTACAAAACTAACAATTCAAGCGCCTTTTCCCATAAAGGTGACCCAGAAGATAAACTGGATGACACAACAGCAAATCTGTCTCAAGTCAATTTATTGAGAGGTCGCGAAAAGTCTGATTATGTTGAAATTCTTTCTGGTAACCCTTTAAGAATAAAAATACCTTCTGAAAGAAACGCGATACTTGATAGGTTTGTTGGAAATTCAATCAATCAACACGATAGTGATGTAGATGAATATGCAACACATGATGGAACTGTAGAGTTTGGTAACGTTTTTAATGACAGCGATGGTGATACACGAAAATTGTTGGTGATGGTTGAAGCTAGTGTATCAAGGGGTAGGTATGAAGATTCTGATAAAGCATATGTGATTAACTTTAGAAATCCAACTATTAATGGAGTTATGTATGGCAATCCAGCCGAATCAACATCGGGATTTGAACTTAATGATAGTGGAGTATATGTAAACGCCTTAACTCAAGAAAATTTTCAAACAAAAATCAAGGAGATGGACAGCAGTGGTAGAAGCGCTCTTATTGATAGATTGAATAGACGTATTTTTACATCTGACTATCCAGGCTCATATAGACTTGGTTCAATTCCTCCTGACAGCGCCGATTGGTCACTCGATTTGGCTAATGTAATGACTGACACAAGAGATAGTGCTGGTAACTATTCCTTACAATATAATATCTATAAAAGAACCTCGATGGCTGCACCTAATACGGTTCTTCCATTCTCAATCAAACGGTCTAATGGTGACAGTGGAGACTATCAAGGTCTTCAGAGAATGACACCTAGACAAGTAAAGTATTCTTTGGGTCAGGAAGCAAAGAAAAGAATCGCATCTTCTTCTACAAATATTGGTAATTACAGAATCCTGAGTTCTGCGGCAGGCACACCATCAGATATAGGTTTATCAGGAACATGGACGGCAAAGGGAACTGCAACAGATACTCGTCAAGCGATTGTTGATGTTAACTATACAAGAACTCGTTCAAGTTCATTTGCTCGATTAAGAACTTCTACGTTTGCGGGTAACTATACAAGAACTCGTTCAAGTGCATTTTCACAAGATTATACAACAACTAGAGAATCAACATATAGTGCAAACTATACCAGAACACGAGCAAGTAATTACTCACTCGGTTTTGTGGGTGACTTTATTGCTAACTATACAACAGAACGTGACGAGGATTTTACAAGGAATCGAATTGACCCTGGCGCATTAAATTATACAAGAACTCGTTCAAGCACCTACACTGGCAATTTTAGTAGATTACTACAATATACAACAAACTTTACGGGTGATTTTGTAGGCCCAGTAACATCAGGTTTATCAGTTATTGGCACGGCAAACATAACGATATCCTCACAAGCGTTAACGGGTGGTTATGTTGCATCTACCGTAACTGTTCCGTCTGGAACAAAGTCTATTATATTGTGTGCTAATGTTAAAACGAATGGTAATAGACGGTCACGGTTTACTGCTGTCACGTTTGGTGGCACCACAATGAACGAAGCGATATCTCAAAATAACACGCCCGCTGAATATACTTTTGATACAGCAATTTATAACCTAAACTATAGTTCTACAGGCAGTAAATCTGTTTATTTCTTCCTGACTAATAATCCACAAGTCTATGGTATGGGTGCAAGGGTTATTTTTCTCAATAAGGCGTTCAGTTCTTATGCGCCAAGTGATGCTGATGGCGTCTCCACAACAGGTTCAAGTGGCAGAGGCGATATCCCTAATCACCAAAAATATGCCAATGGTATAACTGTAGCAAGTGCCACATGTCGAGCGCCGAATAGTGGTGCTTATATTGCTCAGGTTGGCGATTTGGCGTATCTGTTCTCGCCTTATATCGATACTACTGGTTGGAATCAGGGTTTTATTCAACATCCAAGTGGCAGTAACAGTGGGTCTATTACTGGTTATGAATTGCCAACTGGCGCTGGGCCAGCTGGGACAATTTCATTTCGTTATATGCAAAATGATTTTGGTGAAAGTGCGGCGGTAGCCTCTTGGGCACCATCAAAGTTTGAACAAGACTATGATGTTACCTTTACTGGTAACTTTACAAGAGTTGGTCAATATACATCAGATTTTTCTAGAAATTTCACAGGTGATTATACTAGAGATGCAGTTTATACTGGTAACTATACGGGAGACTTTTTAGGTGATTTCACAAGAAACCGTCAGGCCACAAGACCAGACGACTTTACTCGTGACTTTACAGGTGACTATAGTGGTGACTATACCAGAACAAGAGTATCAACATATACTCGTAACGCCACTGGTGTATTTACGGGTGGATATACTGGTTACTATACTGGTGACTTTACTACTGATTTTACTAGAATTAGCACAGTAACTACAGGAGCAACTCAACGAGTTCTTATTCCACAGGCATCTGCGAACGGAAATCAGTGGTGGTATACGCAAACCAATAAAGTATCTTTCGGCAATTTTGAAGACTGGTTTGCTGCTACTAGCGCAATCGCTTCCAGTGGTAGTTCTGCCATAAGCGTTGAAAACTACAATACAAATGGGACATACTTGCATGGATATTATGGTCATCCAACGACCCCGAACATCTCAAGAACAAATAAATCACCTAGTTATACAGAGACTATCAGGACAGCGACTACCGCACAACTAACTTGGATACGAGGTCATCAGCCAGGTTTTGCCGTCACAAACGGACAGGATTGGTTTGGCAACAGCTCTAGCGCTAGTTATCCTTATGCGAATAGTGATTACGTTCAGGCGCATCCGGGCGGCGGTTCAGATTATGGCGCAACATTCGCGAAAAACCTAACTCGTGCTTATGCTCTGAATAACTCATCACAACCAACGTTTGCTGATGGAATATATCCTGTAGGTATTGATGATAATTATAGCACAGTTGGATTACTTTGTTTTTATGCAAATAATAATAATGTTTATCTAGTTGGTGTGAATTTTTTATTTGCCCAAGACTATACTAATAACAGAGGTATGACAGTCTGTGATTTTTCAACGGCGGTTTCTACAAATTATACTGGTAACTATACAACTGATTTCTTACAGAACTTCACCCGTCTAATCGAAACTGACTATACAGGTGACTTTACAGGTGACTATTCTAGGTCTTTCACGGGGAACTATACTAGGGATTTCACTAGAACACGCACATCAACATACTTGGGTGCTGAAACATTTAGTCGTGATTTCACAGGTAATTATGAGGGTAACTATACTAGGAACTTTACCCGAACATTTGAAGGTAACTATACAAGAGACTTTACTGGAAACTACGAAGGTAATTATCAACAAAACTACATTGGTAACTATGTAGGTGAGTTTTTAGGTAACTATGCTGGTGATACTATTGGTTCAGGGTCTAGTAACATTGAGACATATACACTCTATGTAAGAACTTCATAAATAGGTTTATTATGGGAACTACACCACTAAAACTTGACGGAACTGACGGCAACCTTAAACAGATGACAACATCTGAAGAGAACTATCTCGCATATCAGGCGGGATTGCATCTTGCGTCTTTGGATTCTGGTCAAACCTATGTGATAGGTAATGTCTCTCATTCTGGAACAAATCGTTCAATAGGTTCTATAGTTGACACCAAGTTTGATGACGGAGTTGGAACACATGGATTTGCTAATGGAACTGTTCCTGTTACTCAAACAAGTTATGCCTTCAATCAACATGCAGATTCAATAACATATTCAGACTCGGCAGATTTCAGAATCCCCACCGAATTTGTTGATAATAGTGGCGCTGCTGAAATTCATGAACTTACAACAAGTGAACAAAACACACTAGGTGATAGAATAGCATCTGCACTTTTTACCAACGAATATCCTGGCTGTTATAAGTTAGGGTCATCATCGCCAGGCAGTGATTGGTCAGTTCACAAATCAGGTATCTTTGAGGATACAATTGAAACTGGTGTATCAGGAACTTCATATAATTTATATGTAAAAGACTCTATCTCATCTCCACCGTCTACTGTCCGACCAGTTAGTGTCAAACGTTCAAGTGGTGCAACAGGAACGTTTCAGGGTATACAGGAGATGACTGATGCAGAGGTGAAGTATACTTTTGGTGCTCTTTGTCAAAGTCGGATGGCATCTGCTTCAAGTGCTATTGGTAATTATCTAATCAGGTCATCTGCTCAAGGTGCGCCATCAGGCGGAACATGGGTTGCAAAAGGAACTGCAACTGACACCCGTAGAGATACAACTGATACAGACTATACCAGAACATCTGTAACTGAATTTACAAGAACTAGGTCAAGTGCCTTTGAGGGTAATTACTCTAGGGTCTTTTCTGCTGACTATACAAGGAATTCAACTCAAAACTTTACACAAGTTTTCACGGGAAATTTCACAGGTGACTTCACTGGTAACTATCTTACAAGTTATACAAGAACCTCTACCCGTGAACGTGATACGGATTTTACCAGAACAACCTCTGCTGATTTTGTTGGTAACTATTCTAGGGCCTTTTCTGCAAACTATACCAGAAATTCAACCAGAAATTCAACCAGAACATCAACTAGAACTAGCACCACCACTACAAATTATGGTGGTAACTTTGCTGGTAACTTTGTTGGTGACTTTGTTGGTAACTATACTCGCGGTAGATTCTACTATTCTGACGGAACATTTTATGGCACTGCGGGGAATTATGTTGGTAACTACGCCAGAACATCAACCAGAACATCAACCAGAACATCAACTAGGACTAGCACTGTTACTGGTAACTTCGCTGGTAACTT